GAGCTCGAAGGAGATTGGTGGCACATCACAGTTGAGGCTCCTGTTGCTCAAAAGCAAAACGGCTCTCTCACAAAAGACACTCTCTATAAGCATGTCATGGAGACAACCTCTTTGGCCGAATTTAGAAAGTGGCTAGTGGGAGCCGTCAGCGAACACAATCGCACCCAGGACATGATCATGGCTTCTGTTGAATCGAGAAGAAATATTGAATACTGCTTTGATTGTGGAAATGAGAAGGCTCGTTGTTCTTGCCCAGACAACCAAGTGGAAATTCAGGCTGATGAGGAGTTTGCGACGCATCAACCACGACGCCCGCGAGCTTCAGAGTGTTTTTCACGTCTGAATCAAGCACATTTTCGATTTGGCATTCCCCTTCTTGACTGGGTGGATAAGCTTTTGTGTGAATCACCTGAGTTAACTTGGATTTGTCAGAATTTTCTGTTGATGTTCGTGCAGTTCCTATTTGGAACCTTTCTTGAGCGATGGCCACTCATTTTGGTACCAAGGAATGTGCTTTGGCCGATGTACATCTTCTTTCATGTTTGGAGCACTTGGAGTGCAAGATACTATCTGTTTTATTGGATTTACACTTGTCTACCGAGTCGAGTTCGAGAGAAGATATGGAGGTTCTGGGCTCGTCGCTCTGCTCCAAGATGGCTTTTATCGCAATGGGGAGTTTATGCACTCGCTCAAGGACTTGCAATGCTTGCTGGATTGTTTTCTGCATACAAGGTTTATCAATGGATTGAGTCAGCCAAGACTAATGATGTGCAAGGCACTTCTGAGTCGAATGAACAGAGTGTCCAGGGTTCAACATCATCGAAAATGACGGATGTTTATTATAATGATGTTGAAAAGAGTGTCGCCATTGATTTCGGAGCCAAGGTAGCCTCTTGGCGTGCATTGCCAGAAGATGAAGTCATAAGCAAAGTGTCCAACAATGTGATATCTTTGAGAGGGTATTTGCACACTCAAGAGGGACCAAGAGTGAAGAAAGGAACGGCTGTTTTCCTTAAGGGCC